TGAGAAAACACTCTGCCCTAGAGAGTTTTAACTCTCTAGTGGCAGAGTCTCATAGATTTCAAGCTATGAGCAGACCTGGCTAACCGGGTATCAACTGGGGATACATCTGCAATATTTGCAGCTGTTCCTCCACAAGATCACCGTACAGTTTTGTAACCTTACTTAATGTGTACCGCTCGTTTTCAAGAATTGATTTGTCACTTCTTGGTAGAGCGAATGTACGCATTTTGTAAGATCAATCCTGTCCAAGTTTGTCCCGCATCTCTAGTTCCTTCAGCATTTCATCGAACTCTTTCCTTACTGCCTGATTAGCAGTATAGATAGGTGTATCTTTGAAATCGACTGAAGAAATTAGAGACTTGAACTCATTAGACAATCCCTCCTTCCATTTTATGAAATCTACATATCCATCCATAGCAAGACCTGTTAAAGGGTAATGCCGTGAACGGACATCTAGTTGTTTCATAAGATTGGAATCTGCGAAGGCCTGCACAGTAACATTCATCAAGATGTTCTTACAAACATCTGGACTAAGTACTGGCAGTCGGTAGTTATTCGTCTTGATTAGTGAATTAATTCATTCATCAACAGGAATAAGACCATGTACTGTTAAAAGTACACCCTCACAGAGTGAAGCCCTTCTTTCTAGTTTCTTACGGAACCTAGAAGGAAGTTCTTTCACAAGGGAATTGAATAATGTGATACTTTTGGTTAAAGTTATGATTGGGATAAAGTTCTTGGCTCTTAGTTCAAATAAAAGGGTTGTCATTTGAGTTACACTCTTCTGACATTCTTTTAATGCACTAAAAGGAAAAGGAGTTATCTCAACTCCTTGGTAAAAATATCTCTTTGCAAACTCAAAGAAGTTTTCACTTTTGTGAGTTTTCAGAGAAGAAGTTTCTACCCCAAGATCTTTAATAACTCTCATGTACTCTTCACCCACTTCTTTGTTACCAATTACTATGTCATCACCTAGTAGAGCATAGGGAAGACTTTTTCAGTCTGTACCTGTAACCCTACAACAGTAATAAACTAAGTAATGGTTCGCGATTGCGAAAGAATTGAATGATGAGTAGGCCCCCATGGGATTTCCTGTGGCGTAAGCATAGCTTGCTCCCTTGAAATCAAATGGGTAACCTACCATTATATCTTTTCACGCATCCACGTAAGAAGTGTCAAGCTGGGCTTTAAGAACTTGCACTATAAACTCCATAGGGAATCTATCAGTAGCTGACGATAAGTCAATACTGTAGAATACCTTGGCGCCTTGTAGTGTTTTCTTAAACTTAGCTTGATCAAGTGTACAATCTTGAGGTATTTTCTTCAAGGCTTGTTTTAAGTAACTATGTAGAGGTTTTAGAGCTACTTGACTTCATCAATCAAGTATTCCTATAACCCGTGTCTTACCTTCCTTATCTGGGAAGGCAGACAGTCTTCTAAAAGAAGATCCACAATGTACTTTAGCAAACCTGGAATAAAAATACGTCAAGAAAGGGACGTTTCTACATGTTGACTTTAAAGACATTGAGAGGAGAGGTCCTCCCACAATCTTTAAAGATTCAATAAGAGAAACTGGTAAAGCTAGAGCATCTTGAATTGCAGTCGACAAGGCATGACCATTAGGTCCTTTCTTGGTTCGGTAACAATTTAAGTTAGCTCAAAGCTTTCTTCCCTTAACTTGGGGACGGTAACCTAAAGCACGTCAAAAGTCACCAGCAAACATAGCGTACTGTTTAGTATCCCCGCTGAAGGGAGCTATAATAGTATCTAAGTTTGGTGTTGGCTTCAACTTTAGAGATCTAGTACTCATTAGTATCGTTAAAATCATAGTTATTGCTAAGTATGATTTTCCACGAACTAGCGGTATTAGGCCTCCTAAAGCTTTAGGAATACCATCGACGGTACATGCAGATAGAGGATCTCTCTTAGGGTTACCAGACAAGTAGTTTAGGAAGTTGGCTCTGATCGCTTTTATATATGTGATCAGATACAATGTTCCTCTACTTTTCTGAACCTTGGAGAGTTTCTCTACCAGTATAACCAGGTGTTGCACAGGTATGGACTTACTTTCCCATTTAAAGGAAAGTAAAATCCAGTGAATAACTTTTATTAGTAATTTTGTTTTTAACATATTATTAGTAATAGATATTCACCTTCTGTGGCTTGGTTCATCCACTTTGTGGGTGGATCAGGTACTTAACATCACCTGGACAATTATAATTTAGCACAAAAGTGCCGTGGCTAGCGGTCAAACTAGAGGGTTATTTCAAACCCTGTTTTCTCAGACACGT